TCAAACCTGTATTGAGGATTAGAGTATTTGTTCAAAATATAATTGGCTTGATTCAAAACATCAGAATCATTATTGTTTAAAAGATTGTCTTGCTCATAGGTAGTTATCCCATAAAAGGCTTGAGAAGTTAAATCATCAACAACCTGAGCCGTTCCATTCACTCTTGTCAAAGTGACCCTGTTGTATAACAATTCTGAGCCGAATACAACTTGAAGTTCTGTGAACTTGATCCCAGTTCCATCATCTGCCAAAGTAATTAATCCGGTGTTAGAAGGACCAACAGTTGAATCCTGGAATGTTAGGTAACCATTCTTAGCAATAAAAATGTCGCCGTATTCAGACTGGGTCACTTGATTCAAATAATCAAGAACAACTGTTCCCTCATCAACAACATCTGCTTGCAAAACATACTGCCCTGAATCAATATCACGATCTGTTGCAGACCACTCAACTTCGGTTCTATCTAAAATTGCTGTGATTCTTGCGCCTGATACTTGAGAAATGGCTGTATGAGCAGACATTGTTTGCTGAGCCAAAAGTGTGAATTTATCTGAAGCCACAGCAGTTGTGGTGTTATCACCTGATGGATTGTAGTTAAGATTCCAGTCTTCAACAATTCCTGTGAACACATTCTCATCACCAGAATAGATTTTGATTCCTCTTCGTGGAAGAAGTTGTTCAGCATAAGGAGAGTTTGCGTTAAGAGGGTCAAATAATCTTGTGGTGTTATCAAAAACAACACTTGCTTGACCAGCGTTATATTTATCTAACAATCTTGAAGAACCACGATCAACGCTCATGCTCACAACGTGTTGCGTCACATCAACATAAGCCAAAGAACCTAAAATCGCTTCAGGGCTATCCAATACACCATAAATTGCATCATCTAAAGTAAAGAAAGGTTGTAAACCAGAATTAGGGTCAACTTCAATTTCGACGCGTTTAGTTGGAACAGCCATTACGCTCTCGCGAACACTTGGCCAGAAGTTCTTTCATACTTTTGAATCATTTCAACAATATCTCTACCGATTTGTGCGCCAGAAGTTCCGATGCCAGCGTTGACAGTTATATTAATTGTGTTACCTAAACCACGATTGCTTCCAGATAATGGAACAACCATTTCAGGACCGGCCTCACCAATTAAAGCGTTTGTAGGTCCAAGTGCTATTCCACCTTTTGCCATTCTTAAAGTTTTGTTTTGAATTGCGTAAGCCATTGCTTGATAACCACCAGCAGATGTTCCAAATTGTTTAGTAATAGCCGAGGCTTTAGCAAATTGACTTGATGTTAATAAACCAGATGGTTTTGGTGGTGGATTCTTTCCACCAGTTCCTGTTGAGGGTGGAGGAGGGGCAGGAGGTCCAGGAGGAATAACAGCGCCAGCACCAACAAGAGAAGCAGAAAGATTTGCAATCTCAGCACCAGCAGAAATAATTGCTGCCTTAATGCCTGCAACTAAACTTTCACCCTGAGCAACACCAGCAGAATAAAACATATTTGCGCCTTGCAAACCAACTTGATCAGCAACAGTGGCAACGGAATTAAGTAATTCGTTAACTTTAACAACAACAGTTGACCCACCAGCAATAATTGAATCAGCGATTGCAATTCCAGCATCAGCACCAGCATTTAAGACTTCTTGAATACCACGTTCAGATAAACCAAGGCTTAGAAGTTTGTTCACCCTGTCAGAGAATTGAATTGCTTTAGAGGCTTGTGCTTCAAGGCCGGTTAAAAAGTCTGTTTCTTCAACAGCAGAAGCAAAGTTAATTGTTCCTGTGATTGTGCTGGAGATTGAGTTTCTAAAATCTGTGAATGATTGTTTTGCATCATCAAGTTGTGATTGTGCTTCAGATAAAGCGTTTGAGAATCTGTCTTTGATAACGTTTGTTAATTCATCAAATTTGTCAACAGATTGTTCAGTGATGCTTTTAACCCCACTGAAACTGTTACGCATATCATTTAAAGCACCAGAGGCAGCATCTAAAGAACCTTGAACTGTGGTTGGTGCTGTTCCTGCCATAAATTTAGCAAAATCAACAGAACTTTTGGTTAAACGTTCTTGTTGACGTAATAAATCTTCTGCAGCCTTTTCTTGAGCGCGAATTGCTTCTGCTGCATCCTTTTCAGCCTTGGCTTTGGCTTTTGCTGCTGCTTGTTCTTCTTTTTGCTGTTCACGTGCTGCTGCAGCAGTGGCTTCTGCTTGCACAGCAAGTTTTCTTTGATCTTCAAGAGTGAAACCTAAACTTGGATCACGTTTTAACGCTTCGGAACCAATTCCTTTAAGTGTTAATAAATAAGTTCCAAGAATAGGAATAGCCTGCAATATTCCGTCAAATAAACTAACTTGTGCTGTCTCTAAATCATCTGTAGCGCTTGCTGCATCTTCTGTGACACCAATAAAAGTTAAAAATCTTACAGTTAAATCTGAAACACCAATAATGATTTGTGAAACGCTTTCACCTGCAAGTGCAACCTGCTCAGCAAGCCCACCAGCACCATAACCCATTGCATCAGAAACACTTTCAACAGAATTCAAAAGCGCATAACCAATGCTTTCTTGTGCTTCGTCAACTCCTCGAGTCAAAATTGCTAATTTGCCTGCAAAAGTATCTGCTGCTGCTGCTGCCTGGCCTTCAAACTTCTTTCCTAAAGCATCTGTGATTTGATCTAAGTCACCAGAAGCCAGAGTTGCTTTGTCAATACCAACACCTAAACGACTTAAAGCAGTTGTTTGCCCCAAGGCTGCCTTTGATAACGCAGAGGTGACGCTTTCTAAATCCTTACCGGTTCCGGCACTTATGTCCTGGGACAAAGTTAGAAGTTGTTGTGCTTTAGTCAAATCCCCAGTTGCTACAACAAGTCTTGAAAGCGCTGGTCTTAACTCATCATCAGATACACCTGTAGAAAATTGTAAACTACGAATAAATTTATCTACGGCTTCAGTTGTTGCACCATAACCAAGATTTGTAAGAGTTTTATTTAGTGCAGTTAAAGATTTTTGATCCTCTAGTGCTGCCCTAACACCATCACGACCAATCTTGACGGCAAAAGCACCTGCTGCAACACCTGCTGCTGCAAAAGCCCCACCGATAAGACCCATTGCAATCTTTTGTTTCTTAGATGAAGAAACAGAAGCATCAGTTAAACCAAGAAGTGAACGCTTAGCGTTGTTAATACCTTTAGGGTCAAATGTTGTGACAATATTCGCAACTAAGGCGCCCATACCAGCCATATTTAACCGAATCTCTTTGTCTCAGAATTAAATTTTATCTCTGCACTTATTATCGCATCTTTAATTGCTTTCTGAACAGCCTTCTTGTTATTGTCAACACCTTTAAAGAGCGCACGAGGCTGAACACCAAAACCTGCAGAGTTTAATCCTTTAGCAAAGTTGTTGTTTGTTTTGCTTCCGGCAAATTCAAACACAACTCCAGCGCCATCACCTTGGATAACGGAAAGCAAGTTAATGTAGAAAGTTGATCCACGTGAACGAGTTCTTCCACCGATCTTGGATTTAACACCGGCTTTGGCTGACTTCTCGTAATAGACCGGAAAGCCTCCACCGGACTTGGATGCTGGCCATCTTTCATTTGGTCCAACGTTTACTTGGCTTGAAGTATTTGCTCCACCCCAACCGGAAAGGGTATCTGCTTGAGTAGGTAGTAAGGCTTGAACATCTTTGATGATTGGTGTTGCGATTTGTTTCATCTCTTTAAAAAGAGCAGTCTTTAAATCTTTACGTTCATATTTAACAAGTTGATTAATAAACTCTGCTGCACCTTCAAGACGAATTTCACCAAACGCGCCTTGTGAGACTTCTTGAATTGCCACAGATCTACTTTCTGGGTTTATTTAATTCCGTTACACGCCAGCGCAGATAGCGTTCCATTGTTCTTATCATTCTAGGCGATTCATTTAACAATTGCGTAGGCGATAAGTGAAACTCGTAAGACAGATGTATTAAGCGCCAGTGCGCGCTTTGCTCTCCAAAGGGACCACATCTTGGACCTCGCTGTCAGGCACGAAGTTAACACTACCGATTTCATTCATCCACTCGGTAAAAGGTTTCTCTGTTTTCTTTTCACGAGATAAAGAATGCCAAGCCAACCAAGTTGAATGTTTTAATCTTGATTTCTTTGGATCAATGACAACTGTGAAAGGTAAATCAAATTCATCTTCAAAAGCGATGAAATCATCCCACTCTGCTTTTATGTCAAGAGTGGTGTCGTTCTTGTAAGTGATGCGCAGGTTTAAAAACACTTATTGCTCCTTTAGTTAAGCAGTTGCTCTTGTAACTGTACCTGAAGTAGGCCAGGTCACACTTAGCGTACTTATGTCACCAACACTTGATGCGAATGGTTGGTATGCAGTTACTAAACATACTGCTGAATAACTTGGATTGGTTGCTGTAACAGAACCAGAGGTTGGAACGATTACAACAGTTGCATTACTTCCGAGTAGAGGATACAAAGTTGCGTCAACAGAACCGGCTCCAAAATCTTGCATGAAGTTTAATGTCACAGAACCTGACTTTAAACCAGCAATTCTTGTGCGCCATTCGCCACCAAAAGCAGTTGTTTCTAAAT